CTTCAAGATCACCTATTTTATCATCACGTTTTTCTATCTCACTGACTAGATAACGTATATTATCTATAGCTTCATCAGCATATGCATCATAACCCATATAAGTTCATGTTTATTAATTTACTCAATTGCTTTTTGACTTTCTCTACTCCGTGAGCTTTTACAGCATCAGATAGATCCTTCTCTAGCTCAAATCTAATATAATCTAGACCATGTTTGCTCTTATATGCTGCCATGGATTTAATCCCGGCATCATCATTATCAAACAACACTATTATCTTCTTATACTTCTTTTTGATCTTTTCTACAAAACTACCTGGTAGCATACTATTCTCACTGTCCGGAGCAATAGACTCTATATTATCAAAGCCCAATCTTGTAAAAGCCATTAAGTCTTTCATAGATGATGTGATAATCAGATACTCTTTACCTACTAGTTGCTCTACACCCTGGACATAATTGCCTACCTTGATAAACTTTTTATCCGGAGTCTTAGGAAGATAGATCTTAAACAGAGTACCATCTTTCCTAAAATAACCATAGATATAGTTTCTCTTCTGAACAATGTCTATAACTTTACCATCATGCTCTTCTTTAGACATAGTAAAATACTCTAGAGGAGCTACGTTATAGTACTCAAGTAAATTAGAAGGGATGTGAAAACCTGACCAGTATGCTTGATCTAAATTATTCCAGTGTCTAATCTGATAGTCAGTTACTTTAAATCTATCATGATGTACAAATTCTACTTTATCTACAGCTTTATTATGTTTTTTATATTCTTCATAATCTTGAATAATTTTTACAGCTGCTTGTTGATAGGTTATATTATACAAATTCATGATCAATCTTAGGTGACCACCTTGTAAACCAGAAGAGAAATCTTTAAACTTATACTCACCAGAATTAGCATCAACATAAATACACATTGATGGAACTTTGTCTTTAGCATTAAATACAGAAAGAATCTTAACATCTTGACCTACAAGCTTTTCCTGTAGTTTTAGATAGTGCTCAAATACCCACGTCTGAGGAATATCACCAATTTCATATAAATTTTTTGTAGAAATCATACTGCTAAAATTAAATAGAAAAGGGAGACCATTCTCAGATCTCCCTTAAACTATTTTAAATTTTAGTCTAAGCTGAAATCCGAAGATGTTCTTGCAGGCACTGAGAAATCATCTGTATCAAATGCTTCCACAGGTTTAACCTCCAACTTTTTAAGATGATCTAATTCATTGTAAGGTAATACTTTACCTCCTTCAGGACCATAAGAATATAAATCCTTAACTCCTTTAGGAAACCATAAGTCATAGTTAGTATAACCAGACTTACCTTCATACTCCTTACCGGCAATACAAACATCTAGATACTTATTAGCAAATGGTGCATCATTGTTAAATGCTTCTACCAATTCCTCAATAGTATCATGTTTGTTATCCTGTGCTTGGAACCAATCCATACATCCGGTAGCTTTACAGAAGTTCTGCATAAATACCAAGATAGACTTATCTCTATAGATAGGAACACCTGATTTTGTTTTACCATCAGCAAATGCATATTGAGCAGCTTTTATTCTACCAATCTGACCTGCATAATGTCCTTTGCTTTCATCATCTTTATCAATCATGAAACCCTCAAATCCTTCAATAGGTTTAGTCTCCACATTCAACATTAAATGATATGCTCCTGGAATGAATTTGAATTCATCTAGATGCACACTGTTAACCTTAACTGTGTTGTTACCTGGACTGATAGTCTTAGGAAGCCCACTGCCTCCTTCTTTTCCTAAATCTGTTGTGCTTAAAGCCATTTTACTTGTTTTTTATTATTAATTAATCTACGAACACTTTATCCCAGTAAGTTTTATACTCACCTTTGTCATCAATCTCTGCAATCACTATCTCTTCATTTCTCAAATGTTCAGGCCTAGCACCACATGATACATCATCATTAGTTTTAAAGCTAAGGATGTTCTTATTGCCTTTTCTATAGAGATAACCAATAGCATCTGAATTAGATGTTGTAATCCTTTTCAGCTTACCAGTTAAATCTAAGTCCATGGCATTAAATGTACCACCAGCTTTTTCTAATTGAGTATCCTTTACGTGACCTACAAAGATCACATAAGGTGCCCAGGTTAGAATATAGTCAATCACTTTTGTAAATGCTTGACGGGTCCAGTAATATCCTGCACCCTCCGGCAATCCTAGTATAGTACTATACTTTTCTTTACCACCACCTGGGTTGAACCAGTTCTTACCCATCGGTGACTTAGAGTAAAGTATCTCTGCATAAGGAATTACCATCTCTTCTAATGCTGTAATAGTATCTACAGCAATATACTTGTAGGGTTTATCTGCTTCTAGGATAGCTTTACCAATAGCTTTGATGTCCTCAAAACTCTTAGCTTCAACTTTCATAGCATTCAGATATTTAGTACCTCCTTCTAAATCTAGTATCAGACAGTTATCAAGTGTACTAAGTAAACTTGTCTTACCAATCTTAGGCTTAGAGAAAATAATCAGATTCTTAGGGCTCTTACATTCAGGAGCCACTTTTGCTGTAGGAAGTACTATACTCATTTTTGTTTAATTAAATCATTCAACCACTTCTTACCACTCACTGGTTTCTTCCACATGATAGCAGCAAAGTCCTTCATAGTCATGCTACCTAGAGGAGCATCAGTATTAGGATCTATAATCTGTTCTACCAGCTTTTCAAAATCCGGGAAGCTGTCTTTAGGTAATGCTTCTTCCATCTTCACTTCAATTTTAATAAGTTCAGATACAGGAATCAAATACCTAATATCACCTTTAGAGTTTGGTTCTGTGGTTTCATACTCTGTAGCATAGTGAGGATTATATCTCCACTTGTACAAAGTGCGTTTTGGGTCTTCTGGTTCTAGCTCTATACTCACAAACTCTGTATAGATATCTACTCCCTTCTTCAACTCACTTGGAAAAAATCCAAGCACGTGCTCTGATCCACTATATGGAATATACGCACATTTAGGTATAAACAATGGATTAGTTATGTCCAATGTATTAAATGTGTGCTCATGTTCCATGAATAGACGTTCTGTTTTTTCTTTCCTGCTGATACCTGCAGGCTCTTTTGTTGATAAACTCATACTTTAAATTTACTTTGTGGTTACTCTTTTTTCCTGTTGAGCTGGAGTGGACATCTCAACAATTCTCATCTTTTCAAATTCAGCTCTAAAGAAACTCATTCTTGTATCACCATTTCTGCATTTAAGAAAGTGCATCACCATTACGCGGTCATCATCAATGATATATCTATCTGGGCCATAGAATCTAATCTTTTGCTTCCCCGGTCTGTTGATGCCTATTACTGTATCTGCGTGCTGCAATAAAGCATCTGAGCCAAATATGTCAGATTCTAGGATATAGTTACCATACTTGCCGTCCTCAGCACGCTCCGGATTATCTATATTTCTATTAAGCTGACTTAAGACAATAAAAGATATAGGGTATATTCTCTTTAAATAAGTAAGAGCCTCACCTAAATTACTTAGCATGTCTTGTTTATCTTTCTCAAATGGTTTATCTCTCTTAAAGAGCAATGAGTGATCAATTGTAATCAGTGTTTTTGTGTATGTTTTGCAATCATTTTCTTGATAAGAATGCTCCTCCATATATTGATGGATGATTTCCTTGAATTCAGTAATTGTTTTTGGTTCTTCTACAATATCAATAGGGTATTTCACCTTCTTCTTTGCATACTCCCAACATCTGTGTAAATCATCTTCAGATAATTGTCCATCAGCACTACATAAGTACTTATAGGATCTACCTATTACACTTGAAAACTCACGGGTTGCACTAGATCTTGCTAACATCTCAAATTGAAACTGCAATACTCTAAAGTTCTCCGTGGGATTAAGTACAAAAGCCTCTCTAATTATCTGCTCTGCAATCAAAGTTTTGCCACTTGCGGGCCGTCCACCTATTACTGTCATGGTATTCCACTCAATACCATCAGTCATAGCATCATTAAACTTGGGCCATGGAGTTGTAAGACTTTTTATAGTCCCTTCTTTCCTGCCTTTCAAGTATTGTAATGATTCCTGGAAACCTTCTTTCTGACTCTTCCATGGAAAAGTCTCACTTGCATTGCTCATATATACGGGTTATTTATTCTTCAGTCTCTAAGACTTTGTCTCTCATGTAGTTATATATTGCATGAAAAATTATTACTACACCTTCTATACCTATATATTGCCATATAGATACCGGTGTAATTAATTTGTCAATAATAATAAAACTGAGATAGCTGCCTAGTAAGGCAATAAATAGGAGTTTTAATCTAATCATACCACTTTTTCTTTGAACATAAAATCAGTCCCTGAATCTGTACCATTAAGATACATATCACAGTAATTTGCTAGCTCTGAAGACCAAGACTTATCTGATTCCTGTTTCCGGATAAAGTATTGAGAGGTTCTCATATACTTAAATCCATTGGCTTCATATTCATCAACATATCTTTTAGTTGCTTCTAAGACTGTAGTCCAGTCATAACTGTGATTCTCAAAAAACCACCTGAAAGCATTCTCCAGATTCTTCTTGTCTGACCTAGCATATTTACCACTTGGGAGCTTAAATTTAGGAAAAATTTCTAAATATTCATCAATTTTAGTCAAGAAATCTTCACCCAATAAGGCTTTAGATGTAGCTTTTTTATGCTTCTTAAAGTAAGAGTCAATCTCCTGTACAAATATCAATGCCCTATCTGTAAGTCTAGAAGACTCATCCAACCAACCTTCAGCTTTCAGCTGTGTAACTGCCAACGGAGCACTTACATATTTATTAGGCTGGACATTCTTGTGTATAGAATACAGAATATAGAAAGCATTGGGAGTTATACCGGCTTTTATAAGCTTATTAAATATTTCTTCCATTACCAGATCATTTTGTGTTTGTAGTTTTTATCTAGGATCTCTGTTGTTTTAACAAAAGTATCTCCACAATCCCAGATTTTGTCATTGTTATAATACGCACTAGCTGGATGAGATAATAAGAACTTATAATTGTTATCATTTACAGCATCAGCCCACTGCTGTGCTTGTTTACCCATGTAGATATAGACTAACCCCGGACAATTCCATGTAAGATAGTCAAATAGATATGCCAAGAATGGCTGCCAGATATTATAATGCTGACCTATCTTACCTACAGATGTTGTTAGAGCTGCATTAAGCATTAGCAATCCTTGGTTTG